TGTATTAGTACATCAAGCACACCAAGACGATTTTTTAATGGATTAATTGATGAAGCAAAAGTTTACAATCGTGCATTATCAGCAGATGAAATAACTAAAAACTATAAACACCAAAAAGGTAAACATAAAAATGACTAATACATATTTAATATTAACTAAAGCAAAGTGGGAATCAGCATTACCTGCTAAACTTAAAAAAGCTGATAGATTATCTTGGAATGAATTTACATATCGAGATGAAACACGCACATCTACAAGAATGGTAAACAAATATTCATATTATCCCAGCTTAGATAACACGAAAGATGAAATCAAATCTTACATGGATGATGCAAATATAGAGTATAGCTCTGGAGATACTAAAGCACAGCTCGTAGATAAAGTGATAGAAGCAGTTGACCATGTTGTACCACAAGAAGAAGAAACATATACATACACAGAACAAGTAGTAGATACAACTACATTGCAATCTCCAACTTGGAAAGAAAGTGCATTTAAACTTGGCAAACTTGGCAGTCCAAGGTGGAATAACGATGGCAGCAAAGTATTAGTAAAATATGAATTACCTATAGCAGATGGCACATTGGATGCAGTAAAAGGTACAGCTGGCATTACTGCGTTATCACATAGCGAAGCTATAGAAGAAATGAAAAAGGATGAGTGGTCTAGTAGTGAATGATGATTTTAAAGATGTAGCTAAAGTTCTAGCATTTGTTATACTTGTACTTGGCGGCATAATACTTACTATATGAGCAATGAAGAAAAAACGTATCGTTCCACAAACGCAAGAGTTATATCGGACAATATGGTGCTTAATGTCAATTTATATTTTTTGCGCAATCTACTTATTGGACTTGCTATGCTGGGCGGTATCGCTTTCAAATTTGAACAAAGAATACGGTCAATTGAAAGTGAGTTACGAGAAACTAGCCAGCGAGTTGCTGACCTCAAGTCAATACATGACGCTGAGATGAAAGAAATAGAAGCATGGTACAAAAAATCACTAGATATAAATCCATTAAACATTTTTGGAAAACAGAAACGAAAATAGAACTGTCGGAAAAAGATATACCACATGAATTTTTTATTAACAGATATAAAAGGAGCAGCACATGCCAAAAGTAGGAAAAAAGAAATTCTCTTATACAAAAAAGGGAAAGCAAGCAGCAAAGAAATATGCTAAGAAAATGGGCAAACGAGTTTACAGCAGGAAGAAAAAGTAATGACTGAAATTGCGGATTTATGGTTGCAGCTGGGAAGCGCTGGTTTTTTAGCCGTACTATTCGGCTACTTGCTGCTTAACCTAGTAAACAGCCAGAAAGAACAAACCGAGGACCTAGAGTCTATTAGAGCTGATCTAAGCAAGATGAGTGCAGAGTTAAGCAATACGCAAAATATCTGCATTAAGCTCATCGATTCTATTAATTCTTTCAAAGAAACTATAAGCGACAAAATAGATCGGAAGTTTGACAGGCAAGATGAGAACCTCGAAGACTTGAGTAAAAGCGTTGCATATCTGCAAGGCAAGAATAATGGCGGGAGTAAGTAATGGCAAAAGATCCTAGATTAAAACGATTTGGACTGAAGGGTTATAATAAACCCAAGCGCACACCTGGGCACAAGACTAAAAGTCATATGGTCCTAGCGCGTGACAAGTCTGGCAAAACTAAGCTGATCAGATTTGGGCAGCAAGGCGTGTCTGGCGCAGGGAAAAACCCTAAATCCCCAAAGCAGAAAGCTAGACGCAAGAGCTTTTTGGCTAGACATGCCAAGGGCATTAAAAAGGGTGTGATGAGCGGAAGTTTCTGGTCTGCGCGCGTGAAATGGTAATGGCTACTGCAACGAAGCTAGATAAAGAAAAATGGGCCAGAGCTAAGGCCAAAGCAAAGCGCAAGATGGGCGGTAAGCATTCTGCTCGTGCAATGCAGCTGGCAGTAAAATATTATAAAGATGCTGGCGGCAGATATAGCGGTAAAAAAACCAGCAAGAATAAACTGAGTAAATGGACCAAGCAGGATTGGGGATATGTAACGAAAGGCGATGCAAAAAAACCCAAAAGCAAGCGCGGTAGATACTTACCTAAAGCTGTGCGCGACTCATTGACCAAATCACAAAAAGCTGCTACGAATCGCAAGAAAAGAGCAGCAACTAAAAAGGGCAGAGCTAAAGCTAGCTACGGCAAAAAGATCGCTAGGAAAGTACGCAGAGCATGAAGCTAAATACAAATATATCGATAGAGAATGTCATTACAGTTATAGTGCTGATCGCATCAATGACGCTTGCATATGGATTTATGAAAGCAGACATCAGCAGTATTAAAAAAGAACTAACAATGAAAGTAGATGAGCGTGCTTATCAAGCAGACCGTAATCTAGTCGCATATAAATTAGATGTCATTATGGAAGACATCGCTGAAATCAAACAGATACTAAAGGAAAAATAATATGGAATGGTTATCATTAAGCAATGCAGCATATATGCTGGTTATCATTATGGGAGCAGTGATGTCTCTTGTAGCAGCGCGTTATAAGCCACTGGTAAAAGAATTAAAAGAAGTGGCACAAAAATACCATGATGCTAAAAAAGATGGTAAGATATCTAAGCAGGAACAGCAGCAGATAGCAAAAGAATGTATGGATGTCGTTGTACAAATTGGCAAACTTGTCTGGAAGTTCTAATTGGTAAATAAGAAACAAATTAAGCAGCTGATCGGCGAAATATTAAACGAGCTAAGTCTTGGCGGCGCTCAAGCAGAATCGCTTGTATATCACACTGGATTGGTTGAATCTAAGTATCAGTACCTCATGCAGGTAAAAGGGCCAGCAATCGGCTTTTTTCAATGCGAAACACCTACTGCAATTGATATCTGTTTACATTATCTCAAATACAGAACGGAGCTAATGAAAAAAGTATCGGAAGTCACTATGGTAGATCTGCGTTACTTTATGGACCCACGCCCAGAAGAATGGCGCAAGCTAATGCAATATAATATTGCACTACAGATTGCTATGTGCAGATTGCATTATAGGCGGGTCCCACAAGCATTACCTAATAATATTGAAGAGCAGGCAACATATTGGAAAAAGCACTACAATACTTACAAAGGTAAGGGTACACATCAACATTTTTTAGAATTAGTAGAGACATATGGGGAATGACGCAGAAAAGATAGATAATCTTATTGATGTAATGAATCAACTTAAAGAGCTTGAGTCTATGATTGGTAGCTTAAGTGACGCAGATAGTACTGTGATCCTTGGCTTGATCCTTGCGTTGATCCGCAATACATCCGTACCCGATGTAACCATTTTGCCTAATATAGGAAGCATAGCAGTAGCATGAGTAGATACGAAGCATTTTGTAATATAACAACAGATCTCCAAGCGATCACGGATATTAGCTCTTATGATCGGAAGCGAGTCCTGCCCAACAATTGGGTGTCAAGTGGTACCACCAACTTGTACTATTTACACAATGCCGGATCATGCAGCGTAGTATTTAAAGATGGTAAAGATCTGGGTGCTGCTCAAAGCAGTGAACCATCCAGTTCTGGGCATTGGCGCTATGTTGATACTGAAGATCGCCTAGAGTACTTTGAGACTTCTAGCAGTGTTGCAGCGCTTGAAGCAGCAAACTTTGAAGAGGGGCAAGATTTTAAATCGTTAAAGCAGCAAGCTGTAAACGAAGCTGCGGATCTGATCAGAAGTTTTATTAACAGGCCAATATATCCTAGGCAAAATCCAGATTACCAAGGGTCTGCGGGTACGAAGTATGATTTTATATTAGTACGCATTAATGCAATCCTTGCAGCTGCGGATCTGGTCCGTAGAGATGATCCAGAAAAAGCAGATGAAATTTACGCTTTAGCAATGAATGAGGATGACAATGGACTACTTGATAAATTAAAAAGACGCGAATTTGTATTATGGAATGAGACGAGCTATAGAACAGAAAATGGTATTGTACAAGTAGTAAATCAACATGCTAGCTCTACTGGCTCGCCGCAGATTGAAATTATAAATCCACCCTCAGTTACATATGATGAAGTCAAAGTTATTATTGATCAAGGTGGTACATTTAATAGTTCAAATAAAAATACTACAATTACCTACTCCGTTTATATAAAAAATGATGATGGCTTAAAGCAGCTGCATCATGTAAAAAGCGAGTTGATCAATGGGGACCTACAAGATTTCGCTTATGGGGCAAAGATAGTCTGGAGTCCGGGGGTTTATACTACCGCAGATGAATTTGCAGTAACATTTCAAAGCACAGAGGTCCAGATCGGCAGCGTGAGAAGCGGGCAGATCTACAGGTAATGCCAATAACTTTTACCAATCATTTAGATACAAATGTACTCAGCGCATTACAGGAATTAATTAATGCAGAGTTTACACAATCTGTTTATTACGATACGGAGTACATGCAGCGCGGAACCAACTGGTTTAATCTGGTCCCGGTTGCGGACATATTGGAAGATAACTTTTCCAGTAGTCATACTAGAGCTTATGAGGTACTTATACAATACTACAGGATTGTCCCCGGCGATAAGCGAAAGAGTACTCATATTGCTACTGTTTCAGCTATAATGGAACGGTTAAAAAGATTAATTAGAAGTAACTCTGATTATAGAGTTAATGGAGAACAAAAATTCTTTAATGGTACAATAGCAAATGTAAACTACCAACCAGAGCTAGAGGATGTGTCATCCGATGTACTATTAGTAGAAGCAACATTCACAGCAAATGTATTTGAGGTCATATGAAGATTAAAATGAAATCAGACTGTAACGGTATACCAAAATTTAATAGTCACTCTGGATTTAGCAGAGATCACTGGTCCCAGCTTAATGCGGGTAAAGAAGTTAGTGTAGATAGTATACCAGAAGTGGCCGCACAATATGTTGAAGAAGTAAAAAGCAAAGGTAAATAATTATGGCTGGAGTTAAAGTAAGTTATCAACCAAATGAGTTTGGAATTGGTATTGCAGCAGAAAGTATTACTGGTACTGTTCAAGCTAATACAACTCAACTATTTTCAGAAAGTGTTTCACTTCCATCATTTAGTCCAATACAAGATTTAGCTCCAAAAGCTGGAGAATTTGTTGCAAGAGATGAAACAATTTATAGTACCAATAAAGGCACACCAAGTGAAGTCACTGTAAGCGGATTATTAAATGACACAGCACTTAGCTTACTTGAGGGTATTTTCCATACCGCAGCAGCCAGCAATGTCATTACAGTAACCGATACATATACAGCGCCTGCATTACCGGTAGGCGAAGCTAATACTGCTGCAACTAAAACATATACAGTAAAAATTTTACATCCACAGGCAACAGATGATAATGGAAATAGTCCTGCGGATAATTCAGTTGTGTTACGCGGCTGCTCTGTTACTGCTTTTAGCGTATCTGGGGATGCTTCTGGAGATGGCAGACTTACATACTCTGCAACATTTAAAACTGGATTTTTACCACTATTTGAGCAACCAGCTGGGACCACAACTGCGCCTGTAGAGACTGGCATGCGCAACATACATGATCTTAGTTATAGAACTATTGCTGGTGTAGCGGATCCAGTGATGCAAAGTTTTAATTTATCTATAGAAAATCCAGCAGAATACATTGGATTTGACCCTGTTAATAATGTACCATATTCTATATCACGCAGCGTACCAGAGGGTCCTGTTGTAAATCTATCTTCAGTAATTAAACTGGATAAAGATACAAAAGGACTGCTTGCTAACTTTATGAATGCTTCTGCGCAAACTGGACTAAAAAATCATTTAAGTAATGAAT